GAAACTTAGGATTCATCGACATACACCTTGCGCTCCAGCCCCCAATGAGACTTGAACGGATGCCAAATGCTTTTTGTTTTTATGGTCAGCTTTTGGTTGATAACTTTTTCAAAGTCCTTGTAGTCGGCCTCGGTATCAAACCTGACGATTAGCTCTTTAAATGGCTCTTTTCTTTCCTGAACAAACTCAGGCATGCCGACCCATTCGGGATACTCGTCAAACAAATCCTTGTCTCCGGTCACTGCTGCTTCTCCTTGACCAGAGATGCAGCAGCGTGCTTCTCACCGATCAGGTCTTCGCTGATCTGAATGTCCAGTTTGGCAATGGCCGAGGGAGACTTCAGATCGAATGCCTGCGGATAGGACTTCAAAGCCTCGTAGGCCAAGGCGTCACTCTTCCAAAACTTGGTCTTGCGCCCTGGCCGCAGTGTCCAGCCTTGGATGGTTGACCCCTCGGTGATCTGCCGCTTGGCTGACTCCAGCACTGCATCCGACCATAGCGCTGCAAGCTGCGCCAGTTCAATGTCTTCAGGTGTAACGGCTGGCACTGTTATGGCCTCATCCTTGTCGGCCTGCTTCACAAGGTCTGCAAACTCTTTGCGTGCGTTGTCCTGCACCTTCTGCCGCATGGATGGGCAGATGGGCTTGGCCTTGCAGTAGCGGCAAGCACTAGTGCTTGGGTTGGTCGGCGCGTCATCGGTCAGCGCGAGGTTGGCAGCGGCCAGCAGTTCCTCGCCGTGCTTGATGAGGTCAGCGCCTGAGACTGTCCACTTGCTGTGGCCGGCACGGGGCTGGAAGATGTGCATGGTGCATTGGATGGATTCAGGCGCATTCAACATGCGCATGACGCCCAGAGCGTAGGTCAGCATCTGCTTGTTGTCCTCAGCCTCGACCAGCACTCGGCCCGTCTTGAGGTCGATGACATGGAGGTGGTCACCATCCACCAGCACGGCATCAGCAGTGCCGCCCAGCGACTGGTGCAGGGTCTTGAGGCCAGCGTCCACATTCACCTCGATCATGCGCTTGCGGGGATTCTCGACCAGCGTGTTGACAAAATCGGCGTACTCACCAGCCATGACGATGTGGTCATCGGGATAGTCTTTGGCGTCTACCGCCTCGCCGCGCAGGAAGCGCTCGGATAGCTCATGGATAGCCGTGCCGATGGCAGCGGCCTCACCCGCTGGCTCGTAGGGCATCTTGCTTTCCAAGCGGTAAGAGCCTGGGCAGCTCATCACCCTGTCCATGCGGGATGCTGAGAGACGGGCGTGTTTTCTGGTTTCATGTTGCATAGCTTTCTCCTTTAAATTGATTTTTCTACTAAATATCCACGGCATCGGCCACCGCGACTCCAAGCGCTTTGGACTGCATTGGTGGTCACTTCCAAGTGTCTTGCGGCATCAGCCATCGATCTAAACCAGCCGACTGTTTCGTTCTTCTTGTTTTTAAGGAACACTGGAGACGCTGGCTTGCTGAAGCATTTGATTTGATATATCGCGTGATGAGTGTTTTCTAAAGCTGAAATCCATTCCAAGTTCTCTGGCTGGTTGTCTGTTTTGATGTTGTTCTTGTGGTTGACAGTCAGCGAAAAGTCGCCATCAACAAACGCCATTGCAACAAGTCGATGCACCACCATTTTTTTTCCAAACCTCAATTCAACCTGGTGGTATCCATCCTTTGTGATCCAAGGCTTTAAAAGTCTGCCTTTGTACAAAACTGGGCCAACACTGCCCCACTTGTTTTTCTTGATGACTGTCCTGTTCACGCTTCGCACTTGACCCAAGTTGCTGGCCTCGTAGCCGCTGTGATTCGGAATTGCTTTCCATATTTCCATGATGGCCTCAAATGATTTGTGAAACAATTTTCTGCTTTTTAATCACGCGATCCAGAATTGTGTGATCGAGTGATGCCCTGACTGTCAGCAAATAAATCAGCGGCTTCACGCCGTTTTTATTGATGTTCTCAACCCTGCTGGACGCTTGCTCTAAGGCGCTGGTCTGCCATGTTGGCTCAACAAAAACAATCGTGTCTGATGCCGACAGATCGATGCCCTCACCGCAAGAACTGATGTTGCCAATAAAGCACTTTGTCTTGCCCGACTGAAAGTCATCAATGTTTTTTGTTCGCTGGTCTTTGGGCGTGTCACCTACAACCATGACCGGCTTAAACTCTTTGAGGCCATCAAAAAGGATTGAGACAACATCCTTGTGGTGAGCAAAGACCACCACAGGCTCACCAGACTGAAGTAAGTCATTGATAAATTCCACAGCCAGTGGGGCTTTGCGGATTCCAGCTTCGCGCATGATCTCTGACAAGCCCTCGAATGCCAGCAAGGCATTGGGGTTTGCCATCAATGAGTCAGCGTCAAAGTTTTGCTCACGCTTGTCAATTGGCAGGTCAAAGGTGATGAGGCTGATTTGCGGCTCTTTGTAGTCCATGAAGATGTCTTCTTTCCTGCGCCTTAAAAGGTGCGGCCTGACCAGCGCCTTAAGTTCAGGGATGTTGGATGCACCAGACACATCCAGACCGCCCCACGGGGGATTCCATGCCTTGGCGTACCGATAAACAAAGTCAAACCAACCCCCCCTGTAAATCCCTAGTCCATGAAGTATAGGCCATAACTCAGCCGGCCTGTTTGGCACGATAGTCCCGCTGAGGGCATAGACCCTGTCGATCTTTTTCATCATCAGCATGGCGGCTTTGGTACGGATGGCCTTGTTGTTTTTGAGCCTGTGGCACTCGTCAAACACCACAGTTTTAATTCCTGTAAAAGCCGTGACACTGCTAAGAATATCGTAGTTCACGATGGTCACGCCAGAGGCGATAAGCTCACCAGCCTGCTTCTTGCCGGTAATGACTTTGACGGGGATGGACGGGTTGAGCTTGTTGAAAGCCGCCTCCCAGACTGTCTTGGCAATGGCTGGGCAGACCACGATGGCCGGCAGGTGCTCAAGTGCCGCCGCTGCCGCCGGCAGGGTCTTGCCCACACGGGGCTGGTCGGCAAGGATGCAGCGCCGGTTGGCCAGCAGAAAGTCTCTGGCCTCTTCTTGATGGGGGAACAGTTTCATCGTTTTCCTCGTTTTCAGCGGTTTATGGAATCTTGATTGTGGATCAAAGAAAAAACACTTGCAACATTTATTTGTGCTAAAGTGCAATTGTCTGACCGCTTTGGTCAGGCTGAAAACCTGAAAACGATCAACCAATAGGAAACGATCAAATGTCTACAAGAGTCACAACCGGCGAGGTGCGCACCTCCTACTTCTCAGGCTTGCAAAGCCGCAAAAACGAAATGAATGGCAAGGATGAGTACAGCACTCAGATCCTCATTCCCAAGACCGACAAAGAAACGCTGGCCGCTTTAAAGGCAGCAGCCAAAGAGGCACTGGTCGCCAAGTTCGGCGACAAAGTGCCGAAAAACATCCGCAACCCATTGCGTGATGGCGACACTGAAACCAAGACAGACGGGTCGCCGCTTGGCAAAGAGTACGCCGGCCACTTCTTTTGCAATGTCAAAAGCACCGCCAAGCCTGGTGCTATTGACGCCCACGGCAACGACCTGATTGGCGCTGACGATATTGTCAGTGGCGACTATGTGCGGGTGAGTCTGAATGCCTACGCCTACAGCCAAGCCGGCAACAATGGCGTGTCCTTTGGCCTGAACAACATCTTGTTGCTCAAGAAGGGTCAGCCTCTGGGTGGCTCTAAGCCGTCTGCTGCGGATGATTTCGGCATTGGCAAGTCGGCTGCACCAGCCGCCGCTGCCGCCGAGTCTTCAGACTGGTGATTTCTGCTCAATCAGCTTGAGCAGCGCCTGCTCAAGTTGGTTGACTGAATCCCAAAGGGGTTTAACAGACCCAGACATCCAGCGGCTCACCTGCGGCTGCTGGATGCCAGCCTCACGGCAGACGGCATTCATCCTGATGCCATGCTCTCTGGCCTTATCCCGAATATCTTGTACTGATTGCATAGGTGTATTTTAGCAACAACAGATCAATTTATTGACTACTATGCAATATTGTTTATTTGATGTAAACTTCGTAACACTACTAACTCAAGGGGACAACATGAACAAATTAAGCAATCGTGCCGATGCGGCGCTGGACTATCTGCTGTGCTTGGTGATTGGCTGCGGCTTGGCTGCTGCGCTGGTGGCATGGTGGTCAGCATGATCAAGACGCCGCCACCATCGCTGAACAAAACGCTCGGGGCGTACAACCCCCTTGAACTCAAACCCTTCACAGGCCGACCAGGTGCAATGGACGCATTCAAGCTGCCGTCCTTGATCGCCAATGTGCAGGTCTTTAGGAAAGATGCGGACAAACTATGAGTGAGACAATCTTTGAGGCTGCCATCGAGGCTGCCATTGAACTGATGGACGATCTGCTGTCGCCGGAGATGTATGGCCATGCGATACCGGAAGATGTTCACACAAGGGTTTTCGTGGTGCGTTCCATACTGCGCCGTGAGTACACCCGCCGGATGCAAGATGCGCGGACTAAAACCGGTCTATAGAGCCGCCATCATCCGGCTTTTGAGCATTGGCCCGTTGAGCGTGGCCGAGATAGCTGTGCGCCTGCCTTGCGCTTTGGCCACTGCTTACGACAATGTCAGAGCATTACGCAAGGCTGGGTTGGTGCGGGTGTATGGCTATGAGAAGTCAGGCAACATGACCACGGCCTTGCTGACGATGGGCAGTGAGCCGGATGCACCAAGGCCGCTGTCGTTCACGGCCGCCGAGCGCATGCGCAAGAAGCGCCACAAGATGAGCGCTGACGATAAGGATTTTCTGAATGCACGCCGCCGTCAGAGGAATCGAAAGATCAAGATCGACCCGCTGACGGCGGCATTTTTTGGGGGGATGCGTTAAGGGGCGACCATGCCCAGAAGCCCCAATTGCTGGAGCTTGCGCATCTCTTCATCTTGCTGTGCAGCCAACAGGTCTGGGGCTGCCACACCCATAGACGCCGCAATGGCTGCACTTTTACGGAATGGGTCAAAGGCTGCAAAACGGGAGCGTAATTGCTCTGGCCTGAATGGGATAACAACTTGATGTGCCTCCCCACCCATCTTTCCACCAGTATCCAAAATTCCATTGAATCCCAATTTTTCTAATTGCGCTGTAACTTTGTCTGGGATTGAAGTCCAAACGAATGAATTTGTGCCTTTAGAGAGATCATCCTCAAGCTGATTTACCCATTGCTTTGGCGTAAATCTTGTGTTTTTATCCCATTGATCTACACCGCCAGTTTTTACTCTTGTTCTATCGCTTTTGAATTGATCTTTTAAAAATGGTATGACAGTTTCTTTGATTGTTGCTGTGTCTGATGTGTTGATCGGATTGCTGATCATTGCCTTGCCAGTCATCACGCCTTTGGCAGATGTCCATGGCGCATTTGTTTGCGTGATGTCGTAAGGAAATCCAGCCAACTTATAAATATCAGCCAATTCACTTGGAGCGTAAGCATCAAGCATTCCGCTTTCCGCATATGTTTTTCTTAAAGCTGTAAGTGGGTTACCTCTTGATTCTTTGTTCAAGGTGTAATCCCAATGGCTTTTTGCATATGGAGCACCTTCGCTGCTTTGATGCAAAACAAAACCTCCAGATGCCTCCGCTGGGTCTGCATATCCAATACGACTTGCCTTATCAAGTATTTCTGATTTTTTCTCAGCGGGTAATCTGTACCAAACATTCTCAACATTGATTGGAGATGTGCCACGCTCACCCATTGCCTTGGGCAAGACTTGGAAATAATCTGCAAGATTTCCTTCATTTTGAAGTGCCAATGAAGTATCTGCTTTATTCATGGCGTAATTTGATGCCATTGCTGGTGTATTAGTACCAAATGGCATTGGCCCAGATGTAGCCTTTTTCGGGTTTAAATTTTTACCTGCAAGCAATCTGTCCATGCGCTCAGTACCATGCAAATAATCAATTGCACCCATTGCTGTAGCCCTTTGCTCTGCCGTGTTACTGCCAAGCAAGCCAAGACCACCTTGCTCAACTGGCAAAGCTGCACGCTGCTGGGCTAAACGCAAAGCATTCTCTTGTGGGTAAACAAATTTTGACCCCACATTTTTAATGCTCGCACCAACTGGCAAGCCCTTTGTAATTGGCGCTAGGAATGGTGCAAGCTGTGCAGCAAGACCCAGGCCATAAGCTGGACGGGCCACATTCTGGATGGCTTGATAGTCAGGATTCATAACACTAAACCCCATCTGGTCAGGGGCAGTGCCAAGCAGGCCAGAGACGGCAGCATAGGTGCGCGGGTCGGGCAGGGTATTGACATCACGCTGCGCGGCCAAGGCTCTGGCCCTTGCACCTTGGCGCTGGATGTTGGGGTTGCCAAAAAATGGCAACAACTCTTCGTCATCAAGCAGGGCCATGATGTTCCTTAATCGCCCAGCAAGCCTGGGACAAGTTGACCAGCACTGGTGGACGCACCTGCTGCACGGGTTTGCTGCTGCAATGCACGCCTTCTCAAGTCATCCAAGACGGGCGTCAGGCTTGTCAAAAGTTGTTGCTGCTGCGTAAAACTAGGATTCAAAACGCTTCGTGCTACTTGCTCTGCGACATTCTCATTCATGCCCTGCATGCGTGGGACAAGCTGGCCCATCAGATTAAGGCCGCCACCGATAAGATCTCCACGCATCAATTGACCACCAGCGGAAATGATCTCAGATGGAGCAGGCCCAGACAACTCAGCAATGTCCTGCCCAATTGGTGCTGTTGGCGAGCCACCCTCAATGCGTGACCGAGTGATTGCCATTTGACGCTCACGCTCAAGGTTTTTCACAAAGGATTCGTACTCTCCTTCTGAATTAAAAATGGTGCGCATACGATCACGCATTTCGCGTGAGTCCAAATACTTGTTGGCAATGTCTGCTGTCTCTTTCGTAGCATAAATGTCATCACGCAAAGACTGAACTGCACCCAAGCGATACATCTGCCTTTCTGAGTCATTAGAAAATCTGGCAAGTTCCCTGTTAATTTCTGCTGGCTTTTTCTTCAGAAACTTTGTTGAGCCAGCCTCAAGCGCATCGTTCAGCAAAGACTCATCAGCAAAGGTTCTCACAGCCTGTCCGTAAACAGGCACTTTTTCAGTGATTGCATTGAGCAAAGAGACGCGCAAATCATCAAGATCATTTGCTCGGTTTGTTTTGCCCGACTGCCTTGCTTCATTCGCAATGCCGCCAACATACTTGTATGCTTTATCCAGCATGACAATATCGTTGTCGGGCAAGTCTGCAAACTGAGGCAATCGTCTTGCGTCATTGATGGCCTGTTGAATGTCTTTTGATTTCTTCAGCAAATTGTCGATGGCAAAAGAATTTACCTGACCCGCACTTCTGGCTTGCTCATACAGTGGAGCAGCCAGCAAAGATCGATTACGGATAATTTCATCAGCCACCTCCCGAATGTCACGCGCACCAACTGCCGTCAAGTCGGTGATGTCTTGTGTAATCCTTGGGCCTGCACCTCTGGCACGCTCGATGAGCATCTGGCGTGTTTCTGTTTGTGCAGATTGTGGAATTGCCATAGCGCCACGGGCCAAGCGCCTCATAGACTCACCAGCGTAGTCGGCCAAGGTTTCATCTTTTACGCCCAAGGCAAGGTTTCTTTGTGCCTGCTGCTGGGCCAGCGCCACTGGATCAAGACCTTCTTGCGCCAACTTCTTGGCAATAAGTTCTTGCGCTTTTCTAACCGCATCTTGTGGCTGGGTCGGAGTGAAAGCGCCTTTAACTGCTTTGCCTGTTGAACTTACCGCACTTGTAACCAATGGGGTTGCGCCGCCGAATACGCCGCCAGTTACTGCACCTAATGTTCCACCTCCTACTCGGCTTCCCAATCCACCTTCAGCGCCGCCAGCACCAGAGACAGCACCAGAGGCCGCGCCATATCCAGCACCGCGCAAAGCAATGCCGCCCAAGGTTGGGACTTTAGTGGCAATGCGTGCAGTACCCGCTGCGACTGCTGGCAATGTTGCGCCACCAGTAAATGGTGCAGCAATCAGAGCCGCCGCTGTTGGAGCCAAACCGCCGACCAGTTCCCCAGCGAATGCTCGTCCAGGATATTGCTGCTCGTACTGCTTGATGCCAGCCCTGACCCTTGCCAACTGGTCTTGATAATCTTTGTTTGACAAAGAGCCAGACTTCAGTGCCGCCTCAATCTCATCAGCAAAGTTAAAGGACAGACCCTGCAAAAGTGAACGGCCAAAACCAGCATCCACAGGTGGGCCGGTTAGCTTTCTAAAACTTGCGACTGCCGCCTCAAACTTGGTCGGAGTAAAGCCTTCAGATTTAAGGTAGCCAACAACATCATTCGCAGGTGCATTTTGCTCTTGCATCCTGCGAATGTTTTCCTGCACTCTCTCAATGTTGGATATTGTTGCCATCATTAATTCCTTTTCAGAAGGTTGTATGTATCAAAAAAAGATTTAGGCTTTTTCTTTTTTTCTTCCTCAGTATCCGGTGTAACACGGGCAGCATCAGCAGCAATTTGTGCCGGTGTTTTGATGCGCTGAAATGGATCAAAGACAACTTGATTCGGATCCAATTTGTTTTGTAACGCAATGCCCCTGTATCTTTCTGCTATATCTTGTTGCAACTGTCTCTGCGACTCAATCAGATTTCGTGCTTGAGCATAGAAATCTTGTCTTACAGGATCTGCCAATCTTGTTCCATCTAAGGCTTGGTTGTAAAGGGCCTTTACTCTGTCTGGAACTCCACCAGCATTTGATGCTGTGGCCTGCTCACCCTGCATCACAGTAGAATTCGGATCCAAAATTTTCATGTAGCCATAAACCATTGAGATATCGCCAGCCGCTGAAGGATTTAAGGCCGCAGCCTCAACCTTCTTAAACGCCTGACCCAAGTCGGTAAACGGCTTCATTTGAGTCGTGTAATCAGCCCTCAAATCTTTTTCTCTTGCAAAGGCTTTGCCAGTGCCAGGAATCAGAGGGACAGGGCCAGCAGTTGTCGGTGCTGCACTTGGTGCTGGCGCTGTTGCTGCTGGCGCTGTGCCTGCTGCTGGCGCCGCTGGTCGTGCTGCACCTGCGCCTGCTACTGTTGGTGCAGCAACGGGTAGGCGAGGCATGCCACCACCGCCACCGCCAACAACAAAATAACCATCTTCTGCATTTCCGACAACTTGCGGAGCCAGAGTTTTAGCAAATGATGTTCCGCTAGGAATGCTGTAAGGATCCATAAATTGAGTGCTGCCACCCCTATCAATAGAAACTCTTGGTATCAATGGAGACACACCGGTGACAATCTTGTAAGTCCCGTCATCGTAGTTCTGCACCATAACGGGCTGACCACTAGGCCCCATCACTTGCTGTGGCGCACCAGATGGTTTTGCTGCCGGTGCTACGGGTGCATCTATAACGCCACCGGTTTTGGTCATAAGGTAAAACTTACCATCTCGCCCTTGGAATGGCTGACCCACTGCTTCAGGCCGTGGGTTAAATCTTTCTGCCATTTCTTGAAATCGCTTGGCTTCTTCAGACTTACCTTGTGCCGCATAAATGTCGGCAATTGTTAGGTACTGAGTAGCCTTTAATTCATTGGCTGTTGGCTGCGGCATGGAGTCCATCAACTCAGCACGCTGAATAGTTGGGCCAAGCGGCATGCCTGGTGCTGCCAATGCGGCTTGAGCCGTGTTCAATGGCTGTGGCGCAGTGGTCATAACATCTGCAATTTGCTTTCTCAATTGCTCGGCTCGTTTCGCCTCCTCCAGCTTTTGATTAAGCAACAAATCCTGCACCGACCCAGCACGCGCCTGTTGGTAGCCCTGCTGACCTGCTTGCAGAGCCGAGCCAAGAGCTTGGCCAAGGCCGATGGGGGTAGTGCTGCGGCCACTGGCTTGCAGCAGTGCAGCAGCCGCTGACAGGGCTGCATTTCGATTCATCAGCTTGCGCTGGTCTTCGTTGAGCAGCGCATCAAGACCAGTGGGCGTGCCGCCCATGCCGCCGCCGAAAATGCTGCCGATGTTTGAGAAGTCAAATTGCGTTGCCATTTTTATTCCTTAAAACAGACCAAGCAATGCGCCAAGTCCTGCACCCACGCCGCCGCTGATTGCGCCACCAGTCAGACCAGCCAACTGAGAGCCAGCCAGAGCACCGCCCAAAAGACCAGCGCCACGGTTTTGTGTGTACGGGGTTGAGACACTGCCGCCCAAGTTGGCTGGGCTTGCACCCAAGCTGGACTGCACAATGCCAAGTTTTTGCAGGCCGATGTTGCGGATGGCATCAAGCTGTTGCTGCTCCAGAGCCTGACGCGCACCGCCCAAGGCCAGCACATTCTGACCACCTTGCAAATTCTGGCCACGGGCGTATTGAGCCAACTGTGCAGCTTGGCCAAAGCCCTGATTGCGCAGGTTGGCTGACAGGTCAGCGGCCTGCTTCAAGGCAGCGGCATTGGTCAGTGAGGACTGCACACCTTGGCGTGAGCCGCCAAAGGCTCTGGCCTGTGTAGCGGCCTGACGATCTCTCAAGTCTTGCATCTGGCGGCTCGACTCAATGTCACCAAGGCTGCGGTCAATGACCTCCTGCTGATACGGATTCATAAACCCGCCAATTTCCTGGCCAGTGAACGGGGTCAGGGATTGATTGACGATCTGCTCTTCACCCGCTTGGTACAGCGGATTGAATCCGGCAAACTGCTGGACAGGCAATGCCGCTGCGACATTCTGAGCCTGACCAAAGTTTGTGAGAAACGCACTCTTGATGTCAGGATCGATTGAAGTCGTTGATACTTGGTTTCCACCTTTAGACATTTTTTTCCCCTTAGCCGAGTAAAGATTTCATTTTTTTGGCAGGTATCTTGCCAGCGTTGATCATGTCCAGCAGCCCTGCGCCGTACTTCTTGACCGCTGATTTTTTGATGACATACTCGCCGCTGAGTAGTGCGCCATAACCTTCGTCTGGGCCTTTAGGATCTGGGCCTTTGAGTCGATCTTTGGTGACCTTGCCACCTTTGGCCCATCCATCGCTGCCAGAATCAGTGCCGCCGCCAAAACCGGCTGAATCTCCAGAGCCGTAGCCGTCAGCAGCGCTCGATGCGGAATCCGAAATGCTGGTTTGGCCCTCTCCGACAGCAGCACCTTGGTTTGCGTCATTTTGAGCAGCAATTGCATCATTCATTGCTTGCTGTTCAGCCATTGATGCGCCACCATAACTTTCTGCCGCATCCATAGCGCTTTGAAAGCCTCCATTCATGTCGGCAATCTCACTGGCGCGGAAACTTTCTTTTGCGGCTTGGTATGCGGCAGGGTTGACACCCATTGCGATCAAGCTCTGGTCGCTCACAAAGCCTGGATTCATTGCTCGTTGCAAAGCACCCATTGAAGTAAGCCCAAAAGCCTTTTGGCCAAGCTGAGTGATGGTCGCCATCGTTGGATTTGCAGCGTAGTATGCCGCCTGTTCCGCAGGGGTCATGCTGCTCCACGCACTAGGGGCAGCAGCCTCAGAGCCACCACTGCCACCACCACCAAAGCCAAGCTGACCAATTGCTCTTGGCGCATTGCTGTACATGTTGGGGTTGTAGCCACCTTGAAAATTATTGTAGCCACCCGACATGCTGGCGTATGGATTCTCAAGCAGTGGCATCCGGCCCATGATCTGCTGGTACGGGCTGACGCCCACCTGAGAGGATGGAGTAACCCCTTGGCTCTGGCCAAGCAGTCGCCGGAGTTCCTCAAGACTCAGCATTCCGAGATTTACATCTGTTGCCATTTACAACTCCTTTGCAAGTACAGACCACTGTGGCCTGTAACCTTCGTCTTTTAAAAATGTCTTTGCCCAGCCCTTGCGGCCTGCCAAAGTCACTCTGGTGCAGCCAATCGACTTGCCCCAGGATTCGATCATTGGTCGCATCCGTGAGAGTTCATCTAGGTCGCCACCAGCCAAGAAGTAATGCAAGTTCTTGAGTCGCGGGTAGACAATGATCTCTGTCAATACCACCGAGTTTGAGGCTGGCCACAACTGCAATCTGTGATCCCCCACCATCTCGGCAACATCGTCAAAATTGTGTGTGCCTCCAGAGTATTCTAAAGCAGCCTCCACATGATGGCGCAGTCTCTTCAAGTGCTCAGAATCGCTCATCGTTTCCCGCCGGCCACCGCCTCCAGCCGCATCACCCCGATGCGCCAATCAGCCAAAACCGCACCCGTCACCTTGACATTGACTTGCCGCGCCATAAACCGGACATCCGTAGGGTTGGCCGCCGTATATGGCCCAAATGTGGACTGAGCACCTGTCGGGTAATTGCGGGTCTTGAATGAAACCACCGCCTCGCCAAGTGTCTGCTCATCTGGGACAACTTGCCGCACAGACATCAGGTTGTCGCCGTTGCCAAGCTGCACTGGCCCAGACTCAGCGTAGATGCTGGCGCTGTCATAGGCAAAGCCCACTTCGTGCTCGTAGATGTAGCCATCAGATGAGACCAGCAGCGGGTTGGTAAACACACCCGCATCAGTGCCAGCGGTACGGGCCAATGAGCCTATGTTCCAGTGGTTTTCGCGGTAGTTGTAGGTGACATAGCTGTCATTCTCATTGCTGCCGCTGCTTGGGTAATACCACCAGATTTCGCCAAACTGGCTGTTATGGACAGCGTATACCTTGGATGCTTGGTTGAAGTTCATGTTGCTGAACACATAGTCAGACACATCACTTGGCAGTGGCTTGAGGTAGCCGTCATAAGTCCAGAAACCGGACTTGCTCATCCAAATGGCCGCCGTGTCAATTGCCGCCACAGCTTGGGCTGAGATCAGGCCGCAGCCAGATCCGGCCTTCTCAAAGCCGTAAACAAATGGTGCGCCAATGTACTGAGCCGTGTGGACATCCACATCGGTGAACAGTAGGTTGACGCCCTTGACGCGCTTGCCGGCCAGCAGAGTGCCTACTGTGGCCAACTCATAGTCACCAGCCTGATTGGTGGCCAGTGGCGTCCAGACTGTATTGTCCTCTTGGTCTGACCACTGCACCTTGCGGGAATTTCCACCAGCGCCAAGGGCAAACAGGATGCGCTCGGCAGTGACCAAGAGAGCCTTGTTGCCCGTTGGGGCATTGGTGATGGCCGCTGCCAAGGTCGGGGTTGTGAAGCCAAGCTGCCACTCGTAGAGCTTGCCGTCAGCGCTTGAGCACGCCACCAAATACTCGCCCCATGTGTCAAAAGACCATGTGGTGGCCGGAATGAGTCCACCTAAGTCTGGTCTGGCCACACCATAACTGTATGTGCCATAAGTGCCGTATCCGTAGCCGGTCTTGATCGTGGCATCGGCAATGCCGGCAGTGATGCCGGTTGGTGTGATTTCCTTGAGTGTCCCCGCCTCGTTCATGGCGTACAGCTTGGATTGCGTACCAGCCGCAATCCAGCGCTCGGCATCATTGGCACGCCAAGTGATGAAGCCCCTGCACAGACCCGTCATCTGGCTTTCCGAGCGCTTTCTCCAGCCGCCCATAGGCCGCAGGGTGTTCTCGTACCAGCGCACCAGATTCGCGTCATACCAGCGCCCCGCAGCTTGGTACTCCGTGCCGTTCCTGTAAATGCCTGGTGGTAGTTTTAGTGGGATGTACATGGCTATATGGTCGGTAGGTTGGACACAAATGTCATTGTCGCAATAAGTGAGGCCGTTGATGGGTAACTTCCTGATGCAGCATAGGTCTGAATGCTCACCTGAGTGCTGTCAGTCTCCCACCACAACTCAATATAGTCACTTGCGTTTAAGCTCACAAAATAATTCCAGCCAACTAAGGCATGGCCATTGACCGAGCCATGCTTGCTTGGCACTGCAAAGAATCCAGTAGAGCCAACAACCACAGTCCCATTGATCTTGAGCCAGACTCTTACATCATGGTCTTGTGAGTCAGGGTTTTCAAACTGACCAGACCACTGCAAGTTCCAGATGCCGGAGTCGGCCACTGTGATCCGCGAACTGCTCGCCACACTCACGCCGTTGGCGTAGTCTGTCGTGTTCAGTGTCATGGCATAGGCCGTATTGGCCACCGCCGCAGTCTGGTCTACAGTGCTTTGAAAAGCCCCGTAGGGGTTATTCATAAACTTGCCGCCCCTTGGCCCAAACAGTGAGCCAAGGACGGAAGTCAGTTTTCTGGAAAAAATGTTCAGTGCGCCGTTGTTCTCGTTCAAGTTCCGGCGCTCGTACACCTCTGGTGGATAACCCAGAGGTGACAGTGAAGGTGTCTCTAATTGTTGCTTGACATTGGCCATGACATGATTATTTCACTTATGCCATGTCTGCGCCTACTTTGCCAACTTCGGCAACCCTGCGACTCCAGCCCTTGCCAAAGGTCGGCCAGTGTGGCAAGTCCATCAGGAATGACAGTCTGCGCTTGCCATAATCGTCAACCAGATCGCCCTCAAATGCCGCCACGGCCTGCAAAGTCTTTGGGCCGATGCCGCCGTCAGGATCAACCCCCACGCACGCTTGCAGCCACTTTGCAGCCCGACCTGGGCCGCTGTTCACCGCCGCATCAAAAACCACATAGTCCACGCCAGCCGGCAGGTCATCGCCCTTGATCTTGTCCCAGTACTTGGCCTTGTACATCGGGCCGACAGTCTCGGGGGTTAGGCCGCGCATGGTTTTTTCATCCACCTCATGCCCGACCCACTCCTCCCAGACCTTCTTGGTGACGCCGAGGTTGGTCATGCCGCCAGGGTCGGATGGATGGTTTACAAAGCCGCCTTCATGGTGGAGGACAGCAGCCAGTGCGGAGTCAAAGTTTTCTTTCATTTCACTGGCCCTGCCTTAGAGAGTAAATCGGTCTTGGCTTGTGAGCCAGCGGATGATCCAAAGTAATAGGCAATGATGCCCGTCCATGCCGTACCAAGGCTGCCCAGCATCATCAAGATGGCAGGGTTGGCGCTGTCCACTTTGCCAATAAACATCATCACCATGATGCCAAAAAAGCCCACTGTGACTGTACCCGCAAGTATTGGCGGCATCAGGCTGCGGGTGGTGGCCTGCATCTCCCGCGCTGACTTCCTGTCCTCAACCTCCAGCTTTTCAAAGTTGAGGCCAAGCTCTTGCGCTTGCTTTTGCAGTTCGATCTCGGCAATCTTGACCTGGGCAATCTGCTCTGCTGACAGCTTGTTGTTGGAGATCAGGTCGCCCACCTTGTCGGGGTCAACACCGATGGCCTTGGAGATGGCAGACACTGCCATGCCTGCCAGTGGGCCACCCATTGCCGTGGCAATCGTTGGTGCAATTTGTTTAAGCCAATCCATTACTGTTTACTCCTTGAAAGCATTGTTGCGGCAATTTGCAGCATTGCACGGGCGCTGTCCATGTCTTCTGGCTCTGTTGCCCAGCCGACTGTGATCTGGCCAACAAAGCGACCAGGCTCTGGCGGCACTGAAATGCGGCATGTGTAGGCCACGCCCTTGGCGATATACCAAAGCCCCATTTCACTCTGCGCTGACTTGTACTCACCGCATGGAATCTCGCTGGCCATCAGCTTGACCACATCGGCGTTGTTGGCAGCATTCTGGGTAAACAGTCCGACATCCAGCCCGTCATTCGTTTTGTCTCTGCCGTTCTTCCCATAAGCCCGATACAGGATGCGCGTGCCAAACATGCTGTTGACCTTGAACACTGCCACCACGATAGCACCAGATTGCTTGAACAGATGCGCCGCCGCATCCTCCACCCGATCCTCTGCAATGCTGGGGATCTTCTTGGACTCTTTGTATGCGCCAATCAGCAGGTCTTGGTTTGTATATACAAAGTAGCCGGCAAAGGTGAGCACGGCCATCAGCACCATTGCGAACAGCCGGAAGGGACTGGACACATAGGCCAGAATTTTGTCAACCAAGGCAAGACGCTCATCTGCCATCAGAACTTGCCTCCGCATTCATCACCTGAAAGATCAGCCAACCCATATTTGAATTTCCTACAGAGGCGTTTTAGAAATAATGAAATCTACGATTCTTTTGGAGTCATTGACAGGCAAGATGTAGAGCAGGTCTAGAAACCAATCAATTGCAAGAGCACCAGCGCAGCACTTGATAAAACGATCAGCCCCAAGTCGCCAGTCATCGCCGACATCAAACCACTTGAGTAAACCGAACACATCAAACACACCTTCCTGTTTTTTGGCAGAAGTCTATTAGTTCGCTCACACCAAAAACCGCAAAAAACATCAAAAAGCAAACAACAGCTATGACCAAAGCAATCTCAGTCATCTCCTCTGCTTTTTGTTTGGCTTTCTTTTCTTCGGCTTTTAGTGCGCTAATTTCTTTGGCATCATCCCTGTCCATCTCTGCTTGCCTAGCCTTGATACGGCTCCACACGTCTGCACGGCCACTAGCTTGGAAAATCAGTTTTAGCTCTTCTTCAAACCTTTTCGCTTCATCTAGTGCAACCTCGATTTGGAGGGCAACCCCCATATTCGATCCCTTTTTAGATCGCTTGGCCTCAAGCATCGATTTTCTAGCTACGCTGGCGGCATCAAACAAATTTGCAACCATCGGAGCTATGCTTCCGAGGTCGTTGGCGACTTTCGCTGCCTTCTTGACTAGCGAAATAGCTGAAGTGATGCCAGCGAGGGCTGTTACGGGATCCATTGGCTTTCCACTTCTGAAACTTTTTTAGGCTCTGTCTTGCCTTTTTCTCGCCACTTTAAGCACCAAACATCTAGCCTATCAGATGACCATGACCACCTGACGCACTCAAAGGCCGGTGCTGGGGCTTGTGCTGCTGGCGGTGGTGGCGGCAGCGCGTCCATGTCAGCGTGCCTTGAAGTGTTCCCAGAAGGCCGCAGCCGCCACGAACAGACCACCCAGCCACAGCAGGGGCTTGGCCAGCTTGCTGAGTGTCTCCAACACCTTGAATGCACCTTGGGCAGCGCTGAAAGCAGCAGTCACATCCTTGGTGCTTTCAGTCAGGGCATCCACCTTCACCTCAACAGCGACAAGCCTGTCGTAGATCTCTCGGTGGGTGATGTCTTCGGTCATGGCTTAGGAAACTCTTGTTTTACCGCAGTGATTGCGGCCTTCCATGCGTCCATGCCGCCGTGGTAGAGCAGATCAAACTGGTCAGGGATTGATGGGTAGGCAGCAGCGCGTTGGCCTTTATAGGCGTTGGGATTGACCCATGCGTTGACCGCAGCCATGTCAATTTCTACCTTGTTGCCTTGTGCGTCAGATGCGCCAGCGCCATCATCAACAGACACAACATTTGGATACAGTGCATAAATTGCTTGATGGTTCATGCTGCGATCTCCATAAGGGTAATGGTTGATTGACCAGTAAAAGTAGTGTCTAACGCTCTACGGTTGACAAAAATTGTGTCCGCACTAACATAAACTTGAATCTTGTATGTTGTCGCTGAAGTGGTTGCCGGAGAATCTAAATAAGATTGCGCCAAACTGAACATTGAAAATGTATAAGCCCCATTTAATACTGAACCTGTAACTCCAGTAGGAATAACAGTAGAACCTCTTAAAACCTGAAAAGCTGCATCACGACCAGCACTTGCGGAGTAAGAAAGGTTTGCAATTACTAATATTTTGCTTGATGAACTTGTTGGGGTAATTGTTGCGGCCAATCCAGTCACATCAACATAAGAGCCTGATGTTGTAGTAAAAACATCGCTTTTAGTTGTGCTCACAACTTGCAATACAGAACCAGCCGGCAGTCTTGCAGCAGGAATTGTTCCCGTTAACTGTGTAGCAACTATGCTTTTATTGGTTAAGGTGTCTGTGGTTGCTCTGCCAACTAAAGTATCGGTAGCAGCAGGCAGCGTCAAGGTAGTAGTTCCGGCCACCGCTGTTGCTTTAACTGTTGTAGTTCCTGAAGTAGAGCCAGCAAATTTTGTTGTTCCGGCAAGCGTAAGTGTCTTACCAGTTCCAATGTTTAGGCCGACAGATGTGCCTGTGCCGGCTGCTGCAAAGATGGCGTCCACCGAGTCCAGGTCGGTGTTGATCTTCGTCCCCCATGTGTCTGTCGATGCGCCTACCTCTGGCTTCGTCAGCAATAGGTTGGTGGTGGTGGTATCTGCCATGCGTTACTCCTAAATGGATGTCCAAGTCTCTGAATTATCAACGATTGAGACCCAAGTTTCTGCACTGTCGCTGATCGTTGTGTAAGTTTCTGCCGTATCGCCGATTGTCGTGTAAGTCTCAGCCGTGTCGCCGATGGCCGTGTAGCTTTCTGCCGCATCCGGTATCGCACCCCAGCCAAATCCAAAGATGATGCCAACAGCGCCGGCGGCTGCATTGCCGCTGATTTCAATTGAAATGACACTGCCAACACTGTCAACTGACCCCGTACCCTCAACACCAGTGATGTCTTGGAACGATATGACCTCTGCGCCCATCGTGCCGACATCACCCGTGGCGCTGTTGCCGGTGACAATTGGCGATACAAAGACGGCTTGAACATCACCTATGGCCGCATTGCCAGTGATGGCAATAGATACAGACAGCCCGATTGTTCCAACATTGCCTGTGGCAATTGTTCCATCTTCCTGAACAGATCTTGATGCTAAAACGCTGTCAACAGATAAAGTTGATTCGTTTCCATCTGCTTGGGCAGATGTTGATGTCGAAACGCTGCCAACAGATAAAGTTGACTCATTCCCATTTTCTTGAACAGATGTTGATACCGAAACGCTACCAACATTGCCAGTGGCAGCATTGCCACTTTCCTCAATAGTTCTAGCTGTTGTAACGCTACCAACAGCACCTGTGGCCGCATTGCCGGTGATGGCAACGGTTTTAGTAAAAGTTACAGTCCCGACACTGCCAGTGGCAACATTCCCATTCTCTTGGATAGACCTGGTGGCCAGTAATGTCCCAACAGCACCAGCGGCTTGATTGCCGCTGATGACGACATTGCCTATCCCGTAGACGCCCCTGCCGTAATAGCCCGTCCCATAAGCAGCCATGCCGCTGCCCCTTGGTTAAGCCAGACGAATCAGGCCGGTGCTTGCATCGTTGGTTGGCATGGTAAGCGTGAATGTTCCAGCGGTCACTGTCTGTGAGCCAAAGGTGTGGACGCTGACCGCCTTGTTGCTTTGCGTGCTGTTGTAAATCAGGACAGCATCAAACGCTGTGCCAAGCGTGACCGAGGAATAAGTGATGCTGGCGCTGGGGGTCACAAAGGCTGTCGTGCCGCTGGTGCTTGGCGCAGTGCCAAAGGTCACTGTGACACCGCCGGCAGTGTAGCCAGTACCTGTCACTTCGCCTGTCGCGCTGTAGGCGGTAGTGGTCGCATTGACAGTGGCGCTGGCCAAGTACAGCGCGGCCTTGAAGGTGTCGGCAGTCGTTGCTGCACGGATAACGCCAGTGCCAAAGTTGTGGTGACCGACAAGCAGTTGGCCTTTGAAACTTGTACACATTGCCTGAGTATTCGCCATGATTTATTCCCTAAATTTGTTGGCTGATGCCATCAGCAAAAACACTGCGCTTGAGTGCCATATGAACAGATCGATGCACCATCTCGCCGTCTAACCAGTACTCGACCCAACTTGTTGTCTCAGTGTCGTTCTCCAGTGATCCTTCGCGCTTTTCAAGCAAAGAATCATCCATCTCGCCCTTGGTCGTTGTCACCAGCATAATTTATCCAAAAGTCTTTGCACGGGTCAACAAAGCTCCACCAGAGGAAGCGCTTCGATCATCGGCGGTTTGTGAATCGTTTAAGGCACGCTCATACAGCGTTGCCCATGTCTGAATTCTCGCATCATCTTGCAGGTATGGCGCAGCTTGGAGCAATGCTCCATAAAGATAAATGTCGGGGTTTGACGCCAAAAGCCAGTTGCTGGCCACGCTGTCCGACAGCTTTGTCAGTTTTGCGTAATAGGTCAACTCAATCGTGTAGTTTGCGTCCGGTGTCGGGACAATCCGAAACTGGTTGCCGACCACGCCAAAGAACTTGGGCTTGCCACTGGCCGTGTAGTTGGTTGCCTCGTTGTCCAGCGCATCAATGCTTAAAAACCCCAATGGGGTCTGCGGGTTGGTGCTGGTCAACTTCAGGGATTTTGTCTCTAGAAAGTCATCAGGCACAGCGCCATACTGCGCGTCAAAGTACGCATTGGCCCTGACAATCATCTGCCTTGTGCGCAGAGTGCGCTCCACTTGCGCCTCAGCCAAAGAGATAAAGTCAGGAATAGCAGCAGTCAAATCTGTACGATTCAACCAATCTGCAATGGATGCCTTTAGCTCGGTGTAGGTTGTCAGTGCCATTATTGAGCCTCTTTTTCCATTTCCTCTTTGACGATCCAGGTGTGGTCATGGCGAAATTCAAATGTGCCAATGTGGCCAATTTCTTTTGAGACATCATGGTCGATGTATATTTTGTAACCAAGCTCTTGCGCTTTCTTACAAAAGAACACATCCTCACCCATGTAGCCCCTGCTGGTCTGCCACGGCATATCGAACCAAGGCTCGCTCATGCCCTCAAACACCTCGCGCTTGATGAGCATTATGCCAGTGCCAATGCTTCCCACCTCTTCCAATCCGGTGGATTCTGGCATTGTGTAGACCGACTGGCGCTTGCCTTCGGCGTCATAGTTCTGGGCAGTCGGGCCAGTTGGCATCCTGCGCCGTGCGCAGTTGGCCGCCACGATGGGCTGGTCGTGCTTCAAGAGCCGCTGCACCAGATCCTGTGGGAATGTCATGTCCGAGTCAATAAACAGGATGTGCGTGCATCCTTCAGCCATCGCGTCCAAGCAAAGGTCAGCCCTTTGGTTTTGGATAATTGTGCCTTGCATCAATTTCAGACTGATTGCGTCTGTGGTGTTGAGCGTGTGATAGGCCACCATGTTCACCATGCAGTAGGTGTAATTGGTGTGAACCTGATCACGGGCGGGGGTGCAAACGGCAATGTAGTTCATACTTTCCCAGGTCGTGTTCTAAAAAATTGATTATCGGAATCGTTGAGCCAGCGCTTCATGTACTCTTGGTCATCGATCTTGCCCTCAGCCTTCATCTTGTAATAGAGAGCTTCGGGGATGGATGCCACCAAGTGCCACTCGCCTGTCCAGTTGGCTTTTTCATCAGTTGCGTTATAGATGGCCTTGTTGGCCTCAATAACCGCAGTCACATCTTGCTCAGTCTCAATGGTCACATCGCCGGTTTCTGCATTCTCATGCCAGTAGCGGGTTATGCCTTGATCCTTGTTTTCGCTAAATAGTCTTTTATGAATCATTTAAAAAAGAGCCAGATTTCTCTGGCCCTTTCCGTTGCTTACTATTAAGAAGTAATCAAGTCAGCAGCCAAGCCGTGGGCATTTTCAGCCGTCACTTTATGACCCCACTCAACGATCAGCATGCGCTTCTCAGCGTCACCTGTCTTAGCCAATTCGACTTGCTGGTAAGGACGCAGCACAGTCATCTTGGCGTAGTCAGGATCGATCACCCACGCATCACGCTCACGCTGGAAGCGGTTCGCAATTACTTGCACATTGCCGAAATCACTGCATACATGTTAAATGAGATTCGCTATCTTCTCATCCCTCTTTCGAGGCTACCAGTTACTTGGTAGATCAGACTATCTCTTCACCCTCACTTTGAGGGGCTGGGTACTTCGAACCGCTTGGTTCTACGAGGCTCCCGCCTCTAGTCGTTACACCTTCCGATTTCTCGGCTTGGCTCGGTATTGTCCTTTGTCCGGCTTGACAGTTAGGAGGTTCACCGAATTCACCCAGTTACAAATAAGCATTGCTGCTTATCGACGCCATTAGTTAACGTAGATATCGACAGCGCCCACTAGGGTTGCTGGCTTTGCGCCTCCATCAATGTTGAAACGGCTTGAAGCGATACCAGAGAAACCAGATACGCGCTGCTTGTTGACAGGGCCGCACATCAGGATCTTCGGTGTACCACCAGATGTCCAGACCTTCTGAATCACATTCTTGAGAATGGTTTCAGTGAAGGTACGCACATTGCCATCACTACGCGCATTGTTTGGCAATGTGGTGTAGCTTGGGTCAGCGCCGTTGGTCTGCTTGTCGGTGTTTGTTTTCACAAACGCGCCGAGGGATGCAGTCACACGGGCAGTCGTAGAGTCACCAGCCACAGCGATACCGCCGTTCAGCAGGACAAACTCTTGGTCGCGCTTCAACTCAGAACCACGCTTTGCGATCTGGTAAGCCAGTTCGCTACGGCGGCCAGCCTTGTTCACCACTTCTTCAGTGGCCGACAGGATGATCGTCTTGCGTGAGATCTGTGCGTAGTTTTGCAGACGCACAGTTGCGGTCACAGCGTCAAACGATGCGACATCATCACCCTCAAGCTGAGCATTGGCAGCGGCTGCGGCCAATGTATCGGTTTGCCACTCGAACAGGCTGTTGGACACATTCTCGCGTCCAATGTTCGACATGTAAGGCGTTTCTTCCATCCGTGTTGGACAAGGATCGTTAAACCTTGCCTCCCTTTCGGGACTGCATGTTTCCATGCAGATCAGACTATATCTTCACCCACTTTCGTGGGGCTAGGTGCTTCGGGCCACTTGGCCCTACGATCTTTCGATCTAGTCGTTGAACCTTCCTCTTGCGAGGCTCGGCTGCTGATTGCCCTCGGCTGCCTATCCGTTAGGGTTTCCCAGCAATTCTCCTAGTGTCAATTGCAAATTACTCTGCAACGGCCCTCAAGTTAAGGCGCAATGTTGGTGATCACATTGCTAAGATCTTCCCGAATACCCTTTGCAGAGTAGGTCAGGAATGTATTACTAACGATAGTCATGATTTCCTCATTTCAATAAAAGTTCAATTGCAGATGCCGCATCATCGATGCGACCGGTTTTTGCAAGACGCTGCTTTGCACGGACACTGTCAGTCGTTGTCGAAACCCGACCCGCTGCACCTGGCTTGGCTGGTCGTGGGCCATTGTTCACCACAGGCTTGATGCCTTGACGCTTACTTACCATCTGGTCGAACAGTGCCGCTTTTCGCAGCAGTAAAACCAGCCGGTGATCGTAAACACTCTTCAAGTCTTCATCAGAAAAACCGGCAGACTTGGCAGACTCAATCAGCATTGCTTTTTCGAGCTTTGCTTTCTTTGGATCTTTCCACTCTGGCAGTGCCGCCAACAGCGCATCTTTCTGGCTTTCCAGATGCTGCTGCATAGACTGCTGCTGCTCTTGCTGACTCAACTGGATAAGACGCTGCTGTTCGGCCTGAATAGCGTATGCCTTCTCCTGTCGCTCCCGCAAAACCTCTTTTTGCCGCACCCACTCGATTGGGTCTTCGTTGTAAAGACGATCCAAATCGACCTGCGGCTCTGAAGCCTGAAGCTGGGCTTGCAATGCTCCCAACAATTGAGCGTACTGTCCACGCTCGGCCCGAACTGCCTGCGTCTCTGCCTCGACTTGCTTTCGCACTTCGGCAATCTGCTGCGTTTTTCGGGTGTAGTCCTGAGTCCTTGAATAGCCTTTTTGGAGTTCGTCCAGCGTCACTGCGACTTCCTTACCGTCAACTTTGACGGTGAAAGTCTGTGGCTGTTCTTGCTCCTCTGACTCTTCCTCTTCTCCAGACTGTTCCTCCGAGGTTTCCTCCTCTAGCGCGTCTTCCACACCAGAGTCATCCTCCTCGGAGGCCGCTGCCGTTGAATCCTCTTCGGACTCTTCGGCTGGCTGCGTCTCGTCAAGTTCTGCTTGTCCTTCTTCAGGGGCTAACATTGCCGAGATAGCACTGGTCGCATCGACCATATTCATTGCTTGTATTTCTGCCATGATATTTTCTTAAATTAGATTTTTCTGTGATTTGGAGATGGCGTTCTGTGCAATCTTGCCGTTGTCCATGATCCGGATCAACTCTTGCCGCAGGCCATCAATGGCCTGCATCATGCACCACGCTGTCTCTCTCTTCACAGACTCTTCGGGTTTCGAGGATCGAAATGCCCAAAGTTGGTCGTTTTCCAATTTTGCGATTGCAGTGTTGAGGGTTTCGTCCTCAAGTAGCTGCTTGGCCTTGCGGCCTTTGTTTACCTGGTCTTCATTTGTCACTTACTGTGCCATTCCTTGAAAGGTTGATGGGGGCATCATCGGCTGCATCGGTGGCTGCTGCTGCTCAATAAACTGAGCCGCCTGCTGCTGAGCCAGCGCTGCCTGCTGACGAATTGCTTCACGATCAATATTCTGAGCCGCATTGATCTCAGCCGTACTGATCTGTGAGTTGTACTTTAACTCAATTTCATACTTTTTGAGGTACAGGTCTTGAGCCATCTGGTCGCGCTTCAAATCGTCATCCATGACCATTTGCTGACGCTTGAGTTCCAACTCTGCCGCCTTCTTCTGGATGTCGGCCTTGATGGACTCGGCTTGCACCTGTGCCAGCAATTCCTCTGGCGTGGCTTTCGGCGCTGGTGGCGCTGGAGGCACATAGTCGGCAGGGATGTCCTGAAAGTAGCTGGACGCATCCTTGAACCCAGACAACTCCACGATTTTGCGCAGCGTGTTGGAAAACTGCTGTGGCGTGACCAATGGGTTTTGAGTGCCAAGCTGCTGCAAGATCTGCTCTTGCTTGGCCATGATCATCATCAGACCTTGCAAGCGCTCGTTGGTGTCGCCGTTGCCCAGACCGATGTTGATGTTGGCATCCATGCTGGCATCCCAATACCTTGGATCAATCTGCACCCACTCGTTGCGCATACGCACAGTGCGTGCTTTGTCCTGGTGCGTTGTGGCCAAGAACAAAATTCCATGAAAGAGCTTTTTCATGCCCTCGGCCAGAATCCGCGCCGTCAACTCAATGCGGCCTTGGCTGGCTGAAATCGTTGCATTGACCGCCGCCTTGGTGGAAGATTGCAGCGCGTCAGCGTTCAGACCCATTGCCGCCTTGCTCATGCCGGTGCGGTCTTCCTTGATCTGATCCATGTATTCCAGCATCGGGAATGCGGCCTGCCCCACAAACGGGGTGGTCAGGGGTTGCACCATCCCAGGCGCACGCATCCGGATGATCGCGCCCGTCTCATTGTTCAGCACATCGTCAATGTTGACTTGGCCTTCGACCACCGCCGTGCGGGGGTGGATCGACTGAGCCAGACTGTCCAGCGTATTGCGGAGGATCTCAGACTTGATCTCTTGCAGGTCACGGGTGATGTCGAAAACCGACATGGCCTCCAGTGGGCTGGTGTGTGGTTCTGGATCGCAGGGGAAGTCAGCAAAGGGAATGTAGCTGGCCGGCAGATTCCTGACCACCTTGTAGCCGCCACCCATGCAGCAGACCTTGCGCAACTCGGCAATGCCATCATTGTCAAAGTCCACACGGGAATACGCCTCAATGTACAGAACCCTGCGCATCATCGGGTTGGCAGCGTCATTCGTGCCAAATGTCGTACTCAGTGGCTGCCGTGCCAAGTACTCGTCATTGCTGTCCAAGTCTGTCGTTGACAGATTCTCTTCAATCTCATCTTGGTCGTAGCCCATCGCAATCAGGTCGGCCACAGTGGCCATCTGCCTGTGGGCAATGATGGTGGAATCGTCAAATGACCGAGCGCGTCTGTCCAGCAGCAATTCCTCTGGCGGCACAGCCATGATCCTGATCCGGCCATCCTTGGTGATGCGCTTAATCTGCACATCGTGAATCATCGGCGCTGGCATCGTCACCGGCTGACCCGTCATTGGGTCAATGGTGGACATCTGCATCTCGTCAATATCTGGGTCTGGGTAGGAAACCACGATCTTGACCTCAGCCCCAGGCTCCTGCATCAGCATCTCAAGCGTCTGGTCATCAAGGCCGGAATACTCCTCAATCCGCACCTTTTCTTCGTCTTCCCACCAGAATTTTGCAATGCCGCACTTGCGAACCAGCGCATCCTTGAAAATTGCGTAGGTCGTTAAAAACCCGTTGTTGTCGTTCTGGAACACATAGTTGGCGTAGTCAGTAGCCTGCTGCGCCATCTTCACATCTTCTGGCCCACGGGGCGCAAACTCGACAACATTCTCAGAATTGAAAAATACCCGCATCAGGCTGGGCAACATGGCGCTGACAGTGTCGCGCACCTCCATCGCCACCACCTTGCTGTTGCCCTCGACCTCGTTGCCAAACAGGTCACCTCGGTAGTACTCAGTACCCCGCGCACGGGTTGGCGACAGGTCGCTGTCCACATAGCTGATGGCGTCAGTCAGGTCTTGCGTGATGATCGCTTGCAGTTCCGCATCGTCCATCTGATTCTGGGATGCAATGTCGGTGGATAAATTGTCGGTAATGTTTTCAATCATGGCTTGACCTTTGTTAGAACCACATACATGGAGTCCACAGCCCTCGGGGTGCGGATGATTTCGTCTTGTGGCAATTCTAGTGCTTCTCCCACCTTTGAGAGCCTCATTTCCAGCATGGTCAACTCAAACCTGTCTGGCCATCCTAAGTACCAGTGCCAGTCAGTGTAATAGCGCCAAGAGTTCTCGTTGAATGCCCTGACATGGGTCGGGTCTTGCCATGCGCCAAGACTCAACTCGTATGGCACATGAATCCGCATCTCCCCGCCCACCTTCAGCAATTCCTTGCAATTGGTCATGGCAGTAACCAAGTCAGGCAAATGCTCCAAGATGTCATTGGCCAAGATCACATCAAACATGCCGCGCTCAATTGTCAGCAGCCCCTTGCGGGTCTTGAGCACTTCACCCCAATTGACTTTTGTGATGTCCAGCAGCCAATCCGGCTTGACCCTTGCCTGAATATCTGCATTCAAACAATCTTCACGCCAATCTTTTCCAGAGCCTAGATTAAGAATCAAACCATGCCTTTGCGTAAGTTGGACGATTTTCTTTGAGCCACGGCAGCGCATCGTTGTGTAGTTTGTTGCCGTCAAAGCCAATTGTGTTGCTGCCGATGTGGTGGACATAGCTGGCACTCACAAAATGTGAGTAGCCTTTTTCGATCAGATCCCTACAATGCACATCATCTGAGTACCAATTCAGAGGGGGAAACTTTGCCGTCTCAAATGCCTCGCTTGAAATCCACGCAAAGATCGGGCTAATTTCCCCGACCATCTTGATGTGGGCCTCAGACGGAAACTTGAAGAAGTTCAGCCTCTCCGGTTTCTCAGTAATTCTCACATTTTGACAAGCCCGTGCGGCATCAGTCCTTGATGCAACCCATCCAGCCTTGACGCTGTGCATGGTCTTGATGATCGCCACATCCTCCATCAGCACCTTGACGCTGGTCGGGGTCAGCACGATGTCATCGTTGGCCACGATGCAAGATGACCAATCCTTGAGTGCAGCCTCAATCACCTCGTTGTAGTCATCGCCAAAGTTTCTTGGTTGGCCGTAGATCTTGTGGTCAGCCTCAAAGTTCTCAAGCACTGACTCTGGCCCCCGTAAGTAGACCGGACACTCTGGCGCGTATTGCTTGATTGACTCCAGCAACACCGCCAGACCATGCCCTTTGACTGTGGCAATGACAATGGGACAGATCATTTCTTGGCCTTGTTTCTGGCGCTGATCGCCGCCGCCTTACTTTTGGCATCAGCCTTGGAGCTTGCGCCCCACGCCTTGAGACTCAGCAGCAGCCTTGTCGGCTCGCCTCCCTTCATCTCAGGGCCAGGCATGTTGCCCATCCTTGCCAAGAAACTTGCCCGTCTTGGGTTGTCGCCGGCCTTGACGGGTGCTTTCAAGTTCATGCCCTCGGCCTTCGCACTGGCGCGGCCCTTGGCATTCAAACCACCGGATGGGCTTTTGCCCTCCTTGCGCTGCCAAGCTGGGGTCTTCATTTCTTCTTCACTGGCTTGGCGGTTTTAGCCGCTGCCTTAAAGTCACCAGCGCTTGGTGCGCCTTTAGCACCAGGCTTTCGCATTTTTTCTTTAGAGCCAGCAGCGATTCTTTCGCGTTTTGCATGAATGTTTGCATATAGACCTTTCATTCTTCGTCTCCCTCGTCCATGTCTTCACCCTCTTGCTCGCCCGTGTTCGGGCCGCCCACCACCCACGCATCGCATGTCCGGCTGGCCGCGCACTTGAAATCAAAAATCTCGCAGTAGCCCAGATCTGCCAGCTTGATCGTTCCCCACGGGTCTGCTTCCATGCCGATGCCCTCGGCAATGCATGCCTTGATGTTGTCGGAAACATTGAATGCCGCGCAGTTACCGCACAGGCTTTGCTTGGAATCGTCAATGCTCACATCCCATTGGTCAGCCTTCTTGCGCCAGAAAGCCTCGTTTGGCAGCTTGGGATTCTCAGGGCCGTAGGCCGCTGTGGTGATCGCCTTGGCTCGATTCTTCAGGTTTAGCGTGATGTCCTGCGTGGGCATCGGGCAGTTCTCGCCTGCGCTCATGTCCTCGCCCTCTTCTTTGTCCATGACTTGGCTCATGGTGCGCTGTAGCGTGGCCATTATTTTCTCGCCTTGTTCTTTGCCGTGCGCTGACCGCGCATGGGCAGCTTTGCCTCAGACATGGCAATCGCAATCGCCTGCTTTGGATTCTTGACCGGCTTGCCGCTAGAAGTCAGCTTGCCCGACTTGAACTCGCCCATCACCTTGCCGACCTTCTTCTGAGCCTTAGTCATCATTTTCATAAATCCCCCTGGTTGTGAATGCCCAATTATGCAACCCGCACCAAGTTTCGGCGTAAGGGTTGACTCCATTTGCTGCTGGCCGCTGACCCGTACATCCCCGCAATCGCGTCACTTGCAAAGGTCAAAACAAAGGCATCGGCCTTGTCTGGTGACGGCAGACCCCGCTTTTTGATCTCATCCTTGCCCTCGATGGCAATTTTGCCATTGCTGGTGAAGGTGTAGCGCACTGTGGCCAACTCGCTGATCAGCACCTCATCCTTGGCCAGTTTGCAGTCCCGCGCCTCCAGCCACGCCTTGGCTTTGTACCAAAGCTCGGCCTTCAGGTTGCGATATGTCCCGCCCATCGCTGGGCTTTCTGAGACATTGATCCCCCGCGCCGGCAGACCCAACTCCCGCAGCCGGTCAACCACCCCAGCCCCCAGACCGATGCTGTCCACCAGGATTTCCCGTGGCTGCTCACTCGGGGCAAGCGCATTGAACTCGGCCACCACCGCCCCCGTCAACTGCATCAAGTCCAGATTCTTCCAAGTGCGGATGCTCTCCGTCACCACATTGCCCTGCCGCTTGCAAAGCGCTGATCTATCGCTTCCAAACCGCGCCACATCCAGCCCCCAGACCATCGGCGCTGACTTGCTTGCCGCCACATCCCTGTGCAGCGCACTCTCCAGCAAGTCCATCGGGATCACTGTATCGTCATCGCCCTTGGGAAACTCCCCGATCACCCTGATCCGGTAGACATTGCTCTCCTCGCCATAGCGCTGCGCCATCTCTTTGACATACTCATCCGATACCCGAGGCGAGTCGGTGCATGCCACCTGAAAGGTTGTCCACTCGCCGGCCAGCCTTGTGTGCGTGTCGTAGAAAAACCCGCTGCTCCTCACCGGATTACCCAGAAGCAGGGTGACAGCGTTGTGGCCAGACATTGATCCAGCCGCCGCCTCGAACACCTGCTCCGGCACGCCGCTGGCCTCATCGGCCACCAGCATCACATACTCAGAGTGAATGCCCTGCAAAGCCTCGGGCTGCTCGGCGCGACTTGTTCTGGCCGATATAAACATCTCAGTCGGTGCAGCGTTGAACTCAATCCTCTCCTGCTTGACAGTCAGCAGACCCTGCAATGGCACGGGCATCGCGTTGATCCAGCGCTTCAACTCCGCAAACATCGCGTCATACAACTGGCTGCTGGTCGGCGCTGTCACCACCACCTTGACAGGGCTGCGGGTCATAAAGTACCAGAGCATCGCCCACGAACTGGCCGTGGACTTGCCCACCCCGTGGCCAGATCGCACGCTGATCTTTCGATCCCCTCGGGCAATCGCCCCCAAAAAACGCTCTTGCCACGGGTCTGGGTCTACGCCCAGCACCTCCTTGACAAACAGCACGGGGTCATTGTGGTATCGCTCAACCCACTCGGCAAAGACATTTTTTTTGATCATGTGGACTCTAACCCATTGTCAAAGGCCCACTTGTTCGGGTCGATCTCTGGTGGTGTGCATGTGTGAATTGTGGTTGGGTCAGCAGTGCGCTTGCCGCACCTCGGGCAGAAGTTGCGCTCCTCTGGCTGTGCTGCGGGTGGGTAGTTGTTGCTGCTGCAAGCTACGCACTCGTACAACACTGCGGCTTTGCATTCGGGGCAGGTAGGCTCCTGCTCTGGCTGTGCCGAGGCTTCTTTAATTGCCCATCGAACATGCCTACGCTCATGTGCATTTGTTTCAATGTACTCCAGCGCCAGCTTCAGTGCTTCGTCTTTGGTCATATCAGCAAGCTCCAAATCCAAAGCCCCGTAAAGAAAAACAGAACCGCTATCACCACCAGCGCCACCAGCACAAAGCCAACGACAACACTGCCGATCACCTGCCAAGTTTCCGGCACTGGCTCAATATCCTCCGGCACTGCCGGATACGGCTTGACCTTGCGGGTTTCCAACTCTGCCGTGGTGAAGTGGCAGTCCATGCCGCAAGTCTGCTGGCGTGGGCATTCCCGATAACCCGTGTCGCACATCCTTGTCATGTCGCCACCTCCTCATAAGTCAGCGCAAAAATGTCCGGCTTGCATGGGTAGTGCTCACCCTTCACGCCAGTGATGATGAAGTCGCCAGGGGTGACGATGTGTCCACCTTCAAGAGTTTCAACCCAACCATACGGCTCCAGCCCCTCAACAAACTTTTGGTTTCGATGGATAGTTACAGCAGGATGGTCACCCTCTTTGAACCACTGCGTAGCCTCAATCACTACAGGTTTCTTGCGGTATTTCATGCCACCTCCTCAGTGTTGGCTAAGTACGCCTTCAAGCGCTTCACCCTGTTCTTGTTGTAGGTCACCAGTGCTGTCGCGTACTCGACCCCACTCTCAGCTTGCAGCAGCGCATGCTCAGCATGCATCAACTCATGCGCCACGGCCTGCGCTGGCGTCACGGTCTTGAGCATCAACCTCAATTCAGTCCACATATATTTAATCATTGTTTCTCCCTTTTAATAATTCGACCAATTGTCGCTTCACTAACTCCAAACTTCTCTGCTATATCTTTCTTAGTTACTCCCTCAGAGAATAACTTTAATACCCTGCTGACAGATACATTGGCTCTAGGTCTGCCAGCACCCTTTCTTTTGCCGCCATGCGTCATTTATATCTGTCCTCTTTAATCGCAATCTCAATTACTTCCTTCATGTCATCACTGATTAACTCGAATATATCCGCGCCATTTACCCAGACCTCAATTAATATTACCTGTTCAGGGATAGCAGGCTCAATAACTACCCCCGCCTCTTTAACTTCAGGCTCTGCGGCCTCCCACTCATACCAGCATTCCAGTGGCTGGCGGCACAATCCCGTCACATGTTCATGCATCAACTTCATGCTGTCTCTCCTTGTAGCGCCCTGCGGATGGCTTCGTGAGAAACAATAACCCCGTGGCTGGTTTTTAAAATTGCCGATATGGCCCTAAACGAAATTCCTGTCGCCCTCATCTCCTTGGCGTACTTCAGCGCGGCCTGCTCTTCAGGCTTTTCCACCAGGACTGCCGCCTGACCAGTGCCTTGGATGGTGTAGCCGAACTTGGCGCTGCCGCCCAGATGGCCGCCAGCCTTGCGCTTAGCAGCTTGACCCTGCTTCTGGCGCTCCTTGAGCACTCTGCGCTCATGGCCGGCAAAGCTGCAAAGGATCTCCAGCATGAGCTGGGCGTAGATGTTGCTGCTGTCGGTGACATCCCCGTGGCCGTTGATGATCAGCTTGACACCAAGCTCCTTGCACTTCTTGATCGACTGAAGCGCATCCAACAGATCCCGACTAAACCGATCCAGCTTGGCCACGATCACAGTGTCGCCTTGCTGGAGCGTCACGCTGTTGGCTTGCAGCCGTGCAAAGAAGGGGTCTGCACCACTCACGCCGCCATCCTCGATGAACTGCTCGATCACTAGGTTGTGGCTCATCGCGTTGCCGCTTATTTGCCTCTTCTGCTCCTGCATGCTGGTGTTGTCCACCTGCTCCGTAGTGCTGACCCTCACATACCCGTAGACTGTCATTTAGTTGCTCTCCCTGTTAATTTGTTGACCTTGTACGCAATTATCTAACAGGTTGGCAGGTTGTCAAGTGGTTTTTAAAAAAATTTTTTTTTAGGGTTGTAGGTTGGTAGGTGTTGAGTGCCGCATCAGCCGCCCCCACCGAGGCGCGGGACGGGGGGGGTCGCGGCGCGGCGGCGGCCAGCAGGCGGCCACCAGCCCCAGATTCCGAGGGTTAACCCTCGTCAATCACGGCTTTGTCAATCCCGTTTACGGGCGTGACAGATCGATGCCTCAATGCGTCCAGTGCCAAGCTGCCAAGGTCGATGTTCACCAGAGGCGCGGCCTTGTCGCTGTACTGGTCGTTTAGTTTGCCGGCCAGCCAGCGCCGGTTATCGGTGCGCAGCTTGGCAAGCTGCACCTCTTGGATGGTTGCGGCGTCTGCAATCTCGATAGTTTGTTCTGCTAAACTTTGCCCACCACGCGCACGCGCCTGCGCGTAGGCAGAGCGGCGCGTCTCGCCGCCTCTTTCAATCCATCTGTCGAATGTCGTAACCGCCACACCTAATGACTTGCAAAGTGCGGAAGTCGTGCCGCCGTTTGCAATGAATTCAAATGTGGCATCCTCACCACCGAACTTGTGGATCGCTTTATTTGCCCCGCTAAGTTCAGCTTTTTTGCTTTGGGCTGCCGCAATATTTGCAGCGCTCTGGTCTGCAATTTCGGCCAATGTGTCACGACTCATCCAAGTACTCCTCAATGATTTTGAAACCTTCTGAGGCTGACCTGGCGATAACGCACAGATAGCCCTCATCGTTCAGTTGCTTTGCAATGCAATTTTGCTCCTTGCTGACAACCCCGACCTTCGTCTTCATCTCCACAAACAACCCCCCAAAGCCCTTGGATCGCTTCAGGACGCACAGATCAGGCATTCCAGCCAGTACACCCTCACCATGCAGCCTGACGCGCTCTGACGCCGATCTGTCGCCCCCATTCGGTATTGCTGCAATCAGCACATCCGGATGGAAAGCCCTGACGCGCTGCACCAGCTTGACCTGTTCGGAATGCTCAATGCTTTTCCTCTTGCGCTTTATGTCAATTCCCACCATGCAGGTGATTCTACGGAATCGCTTGCACTTGCGGGAGGCCCATCGCTGAACATGTGGCAATGGTGTAATACTTTTTCTGGGATGCACAAGTTGTCGGTCTTTGTGCAGAAGTCCTGACTGAACGAAACCTTGGCCCACCCGTTCTTGACCATCACGGCGCTGAACATCCATTGCCCAGCCTTGTCGTTGACCCTGCGGAACTTCTCAAACTCCTCTGCCTTGAAATTCCACTGCTGTATCCTCGACTCCAAGTTCGAGCAGTTTTTGCACAAAACGCGCTCCTCATCTTTCCAATCATCTGCCTGTGGATAACTTTTCACTGTCAAGCTCCTTAGTCGAGGTGACCAAGTCGAAGATACCTCCCAAAGAAAAAAACCGAGGTATCTCCGACTTGTCAAGCTCATCAAAAATCGGTGATTAGGCTGTGGATAACCTGTGGATAACTCCACAGGGTTATCCAACAGCTCCATCTTTGTCGGCGGGACTGTCCCTTCGAGGTCTCGCCGAGGTCGCGCCGACTCCTCGACTTAGATGGAGATCTAAATTCAGCCTTCATGGCGGCCACCATTGCCCAGCAAATTCCATGCATTGTTCTCTGCATCTGGTGCGAATCGGCGCAGCACTGACAGGCCAACGGAGCGTTTTACATCGCCTTTTGACGCTCCAGGCACGGCTGCATAGACTTCAGCCCATTCCAATTTGTAGGCATTCGGATGTAACTTGCATTCCTTGGGAGCGTTTGATCCCTTGCGGATAACGACCCCTTCGGGATGCTCGTTCAGGATTGACTGCACGAATGAGGCCGCCATGTCGCACTTGTCCATGACCCTGATGGACTTGTTTTCTTCAATGCGTTGCGCGGCCTCCTGCTTTCTGGATGCTTCGCTTGTCGGGTATGGGATGACTGTGATGCACTGGACATCCTGCGGGTTGCCGTGCTTGGTGATGACCACCTCATTGTGGATGTGGGTCTGAAAGCTGATCTCCCTGTGGATCGGCTCGTATCGGGTCTTGATGAGCCGCATAAAGCGGTTCTTTTCCTCATCCATGAACAGGATGGCCGTCAGGGTTGCATCACCTGTGAAGGCACTTGCACCACGGGCCAGAGCGCTGTCGTCGTTGGTCTGTGCGGTCTTGGCGGTGTGGGTGATGATCTTGATCGGGGTGGAGAGTTGAGTGTAAATAGTCTGCTTGATGGCGGCCATATAACTACCGACCTCAGAGTTATCATTCTCATTATCTATCTCTAAGGTTGCATTAGAAGTGTCAATAATTAATAATGGCCGTTCAGTAGTTGTGTGTCTGATTACATTCTCTGCTAAAAGTAATATCTCCGGCACTTTAGACCGCTTTGATTCAATGACGATAAACCACTGGGAGACTTCAGTGGGGTCGAGATTCCAGTATTTCACATAAGCATAAAGAGATTGCCTGACTTGATTGGCATCCTCGGTGACATAAAGAATCTTCCTGCGGGATTCTGTTTTGAGTGGGGAATCGGACAGAGTAAATCCAGCGGCAATTAGGCAGACGCTGACCATTGCCGTGGTCTTGCCCACACCAGGCTGGCCGGCGGTCACTGAGAAACTATGGGCGAGAAAGCCATCGATCAGGTATTCGACAGGGTAGAGCTTGGTCAGGTCGAGGTTTAATTCTTTCCAGTACGGGGCTGGCTGGTCTGTGGGTGTTGGCTGGTCACCGGCGACTTGAGCCTGCTGCGCTTGGATGTAGGTGGAGAAATCCTCGACTGCCGACTTTCGCTCTTCGGCGCGGCTCGGCGTTGAGTACCCGCCTTGCTTTGCGTGATGGAACAGCGTGCCGATAGAGACGCCCTTGCCTTGGTGGAAAGACTTCCAATGCGTGTCGATGTCCTGCTCTGACTTGTACTTCGCGCCTTGACTGCTCCAGCCGGCCCAGAGTTGGTGGCCTTGAGCGCCGAATGCCGTATGCAGCGCTTGGCCAATCTCAATCCATGTCGTGTAGTCTGAATCTGGGTTGATGAATTGCAAGGCTTGGGCTGCCTTGCTGTAGTCATCGGTGGAGCTTGACAGGGTTGGCTGGTAGACCGGCGTCTCAGGCTTTGGCCGTGGCACTTCGATTGGCTGGTTGGAGTTGTCCTGCTCAATGACGCCCCACATAGTGAGCAAAGACAGTAGATTGTCATGCACCTCGTTGGAGAGCTTGCCGACCAGCTTTGAGCCTGACAGCAGCACCGACTTGCCTGGCGATGTCGGCAGCCCGAACACCTCGATCTCTTGGCCGCCGCCCAACTTGTACTTGGGCTTGATCTTGTCCAGATCCTCATCAGCCACGAAAAGGAAGACATGCCGACCCCTGCCGGAGACGCTTACCTCCGTGAGTTGATCCTGTTGCTTGACCCACTCGGCCATGCGCTTGATGGCGATATTGGTCGCACCTGTGGAGTGCTTCATGTCCACATCAAGGCAGACAAGGTAAGCGCCACTGGACATGGATGGGGTCTGCATCACGATGCCCAGATAGCTGCCGGCAGGCGCGGCATCCATTGATAGCACCTCTGATGCGCTGTAAAGCTGGTCGGGTGTAGTGTCACGCGCCACACCTTGGCCGGTCTTTTTGTAGGGGATTTTCTTGCCATCGGCTGTGGTGGCAAAAGTGCAGAACACTGCTGACGGATGCTGCTCAATCAGCTTGACAGCAATGGCCTTTGAGTTGGTGAACTCAGTGGCCGTTGCTTTTGGTAAAATACTCATGTTGTTGATCTCGCGGTTGACGACAAGTTGTTCTCCTTCTGGAGTGATCCAGTTACCCCTGACAGTTCACGCTGTCAGGGGTTTTTCTTTGGGAGGTTGATTCTAGTACTTGGGTCATGCCGTAGTTGTTAATCTTCGGCATGGCACTCACATCTACAGTCCTGATAAGCCTGTTGTTTTTAAATCTTGAGTAATCGACATGGTGATGCCATCGATTGAACTTAAAAACAACTTTGGCCACATCTGGATGCAGATCGGCCAGCATCTGGCTCTTGGGCAAAGTCCCTTCTGCATCGTAAAAATCTGCACTGTTGCCACCACGCATTCGCTGTGTGGTGATCTTTCCGCACAGGAATGCATTGAACTGAATAGTGCAGAGTCCATCCTTTAGTACGCGAATACTCAGGTCAGTGTCCTCGTTGTATCGCCCCCGCCAGCGGTAGCCGGAGTGGTTGTCGATCAGCAGGCATGAGTAGATGCGCGTGTTCAAAATGTACGGGGGAACGGGGTCGCCCTTCTTGCAGAAAGAGTAGTAGTTGAGGCCGGCCACCGGCACATTGGAATAGCGGCAAACAAAATCTTCTGCTGCAAGAAGGGTTGAGCCTGTCCTGACCTCAAATTTCTCGTTCCGGTTGAGGTAGTGGAAGGCGTCAATGTTGTCATCCATGACCCAATGACGGGGGTGCTTCATCCAGATAGAGTGATCGATGCAGAAGTTTCGTGCGGGGCCCGGCCCCGTGCTCTTCCCCGCATACCCCAAAGCATCACAGGTTTCGTACTCTGCCTTGTATATCGGCGGCAGCACCAGCAATTCCCCGTAGCACCTGCCGGCCCTGTACAGGTCAAGCTCCTGCTCCTCCACCACGATGTAGTGCGGCACTCCCATCTCATGCAGCGCTCTGGTCGTGAGGCCATTCGCATGGCGGCCCTTGGAAACGATGTAGACCGGAAACTTAGGATTCATCGACATACACCTTGCGCTCCAGCCCCCAATGAGACTTGAACGGATGCCAAATGCTTTTTGTTTTTATGGTCAGCTTTTGGTTGATAACTTTTTCAAAGTCTTTGTAGTCGGCCTCGG